CGCTTGCCTCGTCAGCCTTGTTTCTGCCCACGCCGGATGCGTCATTGTCTGCCACTATCACAATTTCCCGCGTCTGGCCGTGTATATCGCGCAACTGGCCGACTATTTCCGGCAGGTTATTCGCGCTATAGGCAATAACGCAAGGCCGACCGGATATTTCGTGGATGGTCGCGGCTGTAGCGTAGCCCTCGGCTACAAATATCGGGCCGGATGTTACCTCGCCCAGCGTCCATGAGCAGGACTTGGTTGTGCCGCCGGGATGGTAACGCTTTTCATCGTCGGAGATATATTGCAGGGATGCCAGATCGCCGTCTGCGGCGTACAGCGGCACAATTAGCCGACCGTCGCCGGTCAATCGTGCGCCGTGTGGGGCGATACCCTTGCGCTTGAGGTATGGATGATCTGGGCTTGCGGCGATGGCCTCAGTCCAGATTGTTTCAACGGTGCTGGCGGCGACTTCCGCCTTGCGCTGCCGTGCCAGATCGCGTTCGGCTTTGGCTTCCGACTGCCGCCGTAGAATTGCCATATTTTCAGCGGGTGACAGATCGCGGCCTATTTCGGCCTTGAATACCGCGTCGATCTGATCGCGCCAGCAGCCAAAACGCCCAGCCACTGGCTCATCTGGAAAAGCAATATACCAGCCCGAATCGTCGCGTTTGCGGCCCTTGGTACTAAAGCGGTGAAGCTGTCCGTCTATCTTAATATCACGCGGCGGTTCAATCCCAGCGGATCGCATGGCGTCAGCTAGTTGCAACTCAGGTGGATCAACTTGTTTGTTGGACGGGACAAACGGCCCGCCAAAGATGTCTTTTATGTCAGCCATTTCGTCGCTCCAGTATATTTCTTACCAACCTAGCGTAGCCCTCAATATCAAGCCAGTGGTCAATGTTGTCGGGGTCGCCGGAAACAATCCGCGCCATTTTTGACGCCATCATGTCAAGGCTTTCGCGCTGGGCATATGACAAACTGCCGGTATCACAAACATCTCTCAGCGCCATTTTTATAAGCTGCGAGATTTTGGCAACGTCGCGGTAGTCACCATATTGTGCCTCGCGCTGGTCGAGGGTGTCCATCACATCGCCCATGCCGGTGCCTCCGTGTAGGCATATTTCGCCCAAGGTTGGGATAATTTATCTTGCTGATAGTAGCTGCGATATGCAGCCACGCTATCGCTGCATTTGTAATCATCGGGCATACACTGCGGCACATCTGTCAACGTTTCGTTAGATGATATGGCGCTTGGCGTAACAGCCAGCGGTGCAAGCAAACGCTGGGTTTTGTGCGTTTTATTATAACGCCGAGTATATTCCGCACAAAGCGCAGTCAGGTGCAAGTGCGTCCAATGATAATTTGCAACGCATTCCCGAACCCACACGGCACTTGGATGATTTTTATGCGTGGCCTTATATAAACCAGCGTCATCTGCGTATTCGTCGCCATCTAGCAAACGATGCGCGGTGCTAAGTAGCTGCGCCGTTTCAAGGATCATTTTAACAACGTGCTTGTCGCACTGCGCTCTTGCGGATTCAATAGGGCATTCGTCTAAATAAAATATATTCACGACGCCACCAACTTTCCATCGCTCAAGCGTTCAATCTCAAACTGCCGCAGCTTAGGCGGATGGTCGTTCCAGCGATAGGTGCCGTGCAGCCCAATGCCGAGCGCCTCGGCCATTTTCTTGCGGTCGCCAAAGTAGGCAATAGCTTCGTCCGTTGTCATTTTTTTTGCTCCTGTGTGAAAATAACTCTTTACACTATAGGCTAAATCGTTATTATATGTAAATACAAAATCGCAACCGGATAACCCAACCGCGATTAAGCAGGAGAAAAAGACATGAACGACCTTAATGCAATGTACTACGACCAAGCGATTGTGGAAGCCGCCCTTGCAATCGCCCGCACGGTTCGCGACGAAGTACCGGCAGGACGCTGGACCCGCTCCGCAGTGCTTCCCAGCATCGGCGCTACCATCAGCGCGATGGCAAGCCGCCTCAACCATACCGCAGCGGCGGCAGAACTTAAATCATTTGGCAATTACGTTGTTGACACTTTTGACAACGACGATCTGGACGGCCTGATTCAGGATTATCTGGTTTGCGCTCAAACGCTGGTCGAAGACGACCGTTATTATAACTAAACCCACAGGAGATAAAAATGGCTATCAATCTACAAAACACGAACACCGTATCGGCCAGCAGCATCAAGCTGCTGGTCTACGGCCAAGCGGGCGCAGGTAAAACCTCGCTCATTCCAACCATGCCCAAGCCGGTGATATTGTCGGCGGAAGGCGGGCTGCTTTCTATCGCCGGGTCCGACATCCCGTTTATCGCAGTCAACAGCATGGACGAACTGCGCGAGGCATATACATGGCTGGCTGGTTCCGACGAGGCCAGAGCATACGACAGCGTGGCGCTGGATAGCATCAGCGAGATTGCCGAAGTTTGCCTTGGACATGAAAAGGCCAAAGCAAAAGACCCGCGTCAGGCTTATGGCGAGATGCAAACGACTATGGCGGAGGCCATCCGGTCATTCCGCGATTTGCCAAAGCACATCCTGATGACGGCCAAGCTGGAAAAGTCACAGGATGAGATGGGCCGAATGCTTTACAGCCCATCGATGCCGGGTAACAAGACCGGCCAATCGCTGCCGTACTTCTTTGATCTGATGCTGGCCCTGCGAGTTGAGAAAGACGCCGAAGGCGTATCGCAGCGCGGCCTGATGTGCGACAGCGACGGTTTATGGCAAGCCAAGGATCGCAGCGGCAAGCTGGATCAATGGGAAAACGCAGACCTTGGCGCAATCATTGCCAAGCTGGGAGGTGCGGCATGACCATCCAAATGGTGGAGCGCGTTGCAAAAGTGATTAGCGAGGGCAACCACACCGAGGAGGACATTTTGTTAATGTTGTATGATCTCGGGAAGGCTATGAACGACCTCGCCGACTATTATATCAGCCGCTGGGGGACGCGGGAGGATATCGAAGACCGGGATATCACCTTCCAATGAAAGCCTTTATCCTCCTCGCTTGCAGCGGCACGATTTTTCTGTCGCTGTGGCTCCTCGACTATAAGTGGGGTGCCGAGGCCCTCGACTACCAAGAATGCGGCGGTCGCTACTGCGCGCCAATGGGAGACAAACGATGAGCTTATTAACGGTGAAGGGAGCAAAATAATGGAAGACCTCACAATGATGGAAAATCTTAGCCAGAACTGGCTTGACGCAAAGCAAGCCGAAAAGGTCGCAACCGAACGTCGGCGCGAACTAGAAGACAAATTGCTTTCTTTGATCGGCGTTGCCGAAAACATGGAAGGCACGGAAAACGTAGAAACTGATAAAGGATATAAAATCAAAATTACTGGACGCATGACCCGCAAAGTCAATGGCGAACGCATCCAAGAAATTGCAGCGGAGGAGGGGCTAACAGATCATTTGCAGAGCCTGTTCCGTTGGAAGCCGGAGGTCAATATGTCAGCGTGGAAAAGCGCAGACAAAGCGATCACCGGGCCGCTACTCGGCGGCATCACCACCCAGCCCGGAAGGGCTTCTTTCACCATTACAAAAGGATAACACAATGGCTTTTCTTGACGAAACTTTTGACATTGCCGAAATGCCGGTTACGGAGCAGCGCAGCTTCGACCCGGTGCCAGCAGGATGGTACACCGCAGCAATTGCGGGTGCCGAACTAAAAACCACCAAGGCCGGAACGGGTAACTACATCGCTGTGCGGTTTGATATTACCGGGCCGGAGCATCAGGGGCGCGTGGTCTTTACAAACCTGAACACCCGCAACCCAAACCCGAAAGCAGAGGAAATCGGGCGGGCGCAGCTTGGTGACATCATGCGGGCAACTGGCGTTGCAAAGCTGGAAGACACCGACCAGCTACTCGGCGGCAATTTGTCAATCAAGGTCACGGTCAAAAACGACCCGACCTATGGCCCCGGCAACGAGGTCAAAGGCTTCAAGGCCGTTGACGGCTCCGCACCGCCAATAGCTGCCGCACCCGCTGCGGCTGCACCGGCAGCACCATCCGCAGCCCCGCCTTGGGCAGCTAAATAGCAAGGGAGGCCGGGGGCTAATAACCCTCGGCCATTTTTACATGACCGCAATTCCCCCACCCATCCACACCATCGCCAATCTGATTGACGAACACCATGCCAGCCAGCCGGACGAACCGCGTCTGCACCTCGGCGGCTCTATGCTGGGCCATCCCTGCGAACGCTGGCTCTGGCTGTCGTTTCGCTGGGCAGTGCGTGAGAGGTTCCCCGGTCGCATTCGCCGCTTGTTTCGGCGCGGTAACAATGAGGAGGACATTATCACGGACGATCTCAAAGCCATCGGCATTGATATCAACAGCACAGGCGATCAGCAGCGTTTTATTAAATTTGGATCGCACGTTGGCGGATCGGTTGACGGCATCATTGAGTCCGGCGTTCCCGGTGCTGAGAAAACCCGCCATATTGCGGAGTACAAAACCCACGCCAAAAAGTCTTTTGAAGATTTGGAAAAGAAGGGTGTGCAAGCATCCAAGCCAATGCACTGGGCGCAGATGCAGGTCTATATGCTTGGCACTAAAATCGAACGTGCGCTGTACGTTGCCGTCTGCAAAAACGATGACCGGCTTTACACCGAACGCGTGAAATATGATGCAGAAGCCGCCAAGAACTTACTAGATCGCGGACGACGCATTGCCACGACCGAACGCATCCCTGCGCCGATATCAACAGATGCAAGCTGGTATCAGTGCAAGTTCTGCCCGGCGCATAGCTTCTGCCATAAGGAGCAACTAACCCAGCACGTTAATTGCCGCACTTGCGCCCATAGCACGCCGGAGGATGATGGCACATGGTCGTGCGCTAGATGGGAAAGCAAAAACATTCCCGGCGATTTTCAGAAGACTGGCTGCGACAGCCATGTGCTGCACCCCGATCTGGTGCCGTGGCCTGTAAAGGATAGCAACACGCCACACGAAGCCGTGTATGAGATTAATGGCAAGGACATCCGCAACGGTGAAGGTGACGCTTACGTTTACAGCAGCAAGGAATTGATCGCTGGTGGCAAGGCTTGCGCTGATGACGGTGTGCAGCAGGTGCGAGAAGCGTTCCCCGGCGCGGAAGTTGTGGAGGTGCGGGATGCGCGTACTTGATTTATTTTCAGGAATAGGGGGATTTAGCCTTGGACTCGAACGATCTGGACCTTTTCGGACAGCCGCATTCTGTGAGCGAGAACCCTTCCCGCAAGCAGTCCTCAGAAAGCATTGGCCCGACGTACCCATCTACGACGATGTCAGAACCATCGACACAGATCGACTTGGAAGAATTGATCTCATCTGCGGTGGGTTCCCATGCCAGCCGTGGTCCGTTGCCGGGCAGCAACGAGGCGCAGAAGATGACCGTGACCTCTGGCCGGTCATGGCTTCCCTTATTGAAAAACTACGGCCTCAATGGGTCATTGGGGAGAATGTGCGAGGATTTGTTAACGAGCCGCTGGGCCTCCAGCGCAGCCTTTCTGACTTGGAAAGTCTCGGATACCAAACCGCGCCATTTATTGTTCCAGCTTGCGCCGTCGATGCCCCGCACAGACGAGACAGGGTCTGGATTGTGGCCCACGCCGCGCGCATCCAGCGCGATGGCAGCGACTATCACGGAGAAAACGACCAGACCGGAGGGGTACAGAGGCAACTTGGAAGAAGTGGTGGCGCGGACGATGTGGCCGACGCCGACAGCCAACGAGGACGCGGCGGGGACGCCCAACGGCAAGATGCAGGGGATGTTGGGCAACCCCCCCGATATACGTGGCACCACACAGGAGGAGTGGAACCGTGGCTCCCTGAACCCGGCGTGGGTCGAGTGGCTAATGGGGTTTCCAGAAGGGTGGACAGACTTAAAGCCCTCGGAAATGCCGTCGTCCCGCAAGTCGTCGAACAAATCGGGCGGGCAATAATGGATGCTGAAAATGCTTCGTGATTACCAGCGCCGCACCATTGACCAGCTTTACAAGTGGTTCGCGGATGGTCGTAAAGGCCATCCGTGCATTGAACTGCCGACCGGATCAGGCAAAAGCCATATCGTTGCTGCGCTCTGCAAAGAGGCAATTCAGACATGGCCGGAAACCCGCATCCTGATGCTGACGCACGTTAAAGAACTGATCGAACAAAACGCCGAGAAGATGCGCGACCACTGGCCCAACGCACCGCTAGGCATCTATTCGGCGGGTATGCGACGGCGGGATATTGGCGAACCGATTACGTTTGCCGGTATTCAGTCCGTGCGGAATAAAGCCGACCAGATCGGCCACGTTGATTTGGTGCTGATTGATGAATGTCATCTAGTCAGCCACAAGCAGGAAGGCGGCTACCGCAAGCTGATTGACGACCTTACATTAATTAATCCGGCGCTGCGGGTGATCGGCCTGACAGCCACGCCATACAGGCTGGGTCACGGGTATATCACCGACGAGCCAGCGTTGTTTTCGGATATCATTGCGCCGGTCAGTATTGAAGAATTGATATTTAAGAAACACCTCGCACCGCTGCGGTCCAAGTTGACAAATCACCAGCTATCGGTTGATGGCGTACACAAACGCGGCGGCGAATATATTGAAAGCGAACTGCAAGCCGCCGTGGATACAGACGATCACAATGCGGCAACGGTGGATGAAGTTATCAGCTTGGCC